GTGTGTCTTTCCGGTTTGCGGTTTTTTTTTATTTTTTTTTTTTGGAGTGAACCAATTGGTGGGTTGACGGTAGTCGTACCGGATACCCAAACAGCACACCCGGTAACAAGACACATCTTGCTACAGGAAATCTACTGCAAGGATGTCCACGACGACCCCATGAACATTAGTCCTATCCCGAGATAGAATCACATCTTCGAACAGCTCAAGCACGTCAGAAGAGTAGAGGCCATAACGCTCATAACAAAAACTGAAAAAGTCATCCTCGCCGATAACATCCTCCACAACAATCTTTTGACGGATGTTGTGGAGAGTGACACCGGCAGTTCTGGCATTCCAGCTTATGTCAATTGCATCATGTGCCCTCTCTTTTGAACGGACTTCTGCAAACTCAAGTTTGAACCGTTGCAAAAACATGTTTCTAACCTCAGGCAGGTGTCGAAACTCATAGGCGTAGCCCACAGACTTGCCAGCCATGTAAGCAGCATCACTCAATCCTTCATTGTAATTCGCCCTCATATTAAACCGCGCAATGGCCTTACCCAGTATGGGGACCGTAAGGTGCATGCCATCACGACGAGGAACAAAAAACTTTGAAAGGAATGAGCACTCAAAAAGTGTGCGGCGACGAAAAGCCTTACATTCCATCTTAGCCTCGCTAGAGATGGAAACATAAGTTTTACACGCATACCTTTTGAGGCCGTATACTTTGGCCAACATGTCATCACCTAGAATCATAGCAGAACTCTTCTTTGCTTTAGTAGCACGCAAAAAAGAGTAAAGAATGATGCCATTCCACAGCGTATTCCTAAACGTGGTGTCGGTGGCTCCTGTTGGAAGCATATGTTGCAAGGTGGCTTTGACTTGGTGTGTCCTGGATTTGACAATAAATTTGCCCGTTTGCAAATGCAGACGAACAAACCACTCAGGACATCCAAGCAAGCGCATCATGCTCACTTCAAACAGTATGACATCACGACACTGCGTTTTATCATTAGCTGAGAAATCGGCTTCGATCCACTCAGGTTTTTCATCTCCATCATAATCATGTGCTTCAAGGTATTCGGTGTAATCAGTGGGAACTTTCTTGTACGAGGTACGAAACTGGAAAGGTCCAGGCCCACTCTCAAGGAGCAAGTCGAACCTTCTCATTAGCTCATTAAACATGGGCCCGGAAATGACATTATAAAGGTCAGTACCTTTGAAAATGACACGAGGGGCCCAATTAGGCTTATGATTAACCAGGAGAGCCTCAACCTTCACGAAAACATCTTTGGAAGTATAATCTTGTAAATTTGACGAGCAAAGATTATCCAAAGCAATTTCCATGCGGTTGCGCTTTTCCTGGCCGAACTTAAGGAGCCAATCTTCGTA